ATGAAAGAGCACAGTCTTAGCACCGTTAGTTACGATTGCCTCATACGTAACATAGAGCACAGTCCTGCATCAAATCAATTAGACAAATTACTCAATTTTTATCTGGTGGCTTGCAAAGTTGAGGGCAAATCTGCCGCGACTATTGATACTTATCACCGCCGGGTAGGTGGTTTTGTCTCCTTCTGTTTGCATGAGAATCTCTTAATCGCTCCTGCTATCAATCCGCAAATTATTCGTGCCTTTTTGTTATCGTTACAGGAAAAAGGGTGTTCGAATAATACAGTGAATGCCTATTATAGAGCCATTCAAACCTTTTTCAATTGGCTGGTCAACGAAGCTTATATTACCAGCACTCCAATGAAAACGTTAAAGCCCCCACGCTTAGAGAAAAAAGTTATACGCCCATTTACCAATGAGGATATAAGACGTTTATTGTCCACGAATGCGAAAACAGATTTTTTATCTTTGCGGAATAGAGCGCTTATATTGCTGTTTCTTGATACCGGATTAAGATTAGCTGAGGTATCTGGCATTAAAATCAGCGACATTGATTTTGATCAAGAGACGATTTGTGTATTTGGCAAAGGTTCTAAGGAGCGCGTTGTAAGGGTTGGTAAGCAGACACAAAAGGCCTTACTAAAATATTTACTCAGCCGGAATGATAATTATCCTGGGCTTTGGTTGACAGAAGAGCACCGACCTTTAACTATACGGGGTGTTCAGGAAGCAATTAAAAAGCTCTGCTATAGAGCTAATATCATCGATGCTAAACCGGGACCGCATACGTTTCGTCATACAGCTGCTATTAATTATCTACGTAATGGGGGAGATGAGTTCACTTTGCAAATAATGCTGGGGCATACTACGCTCGCCATGACCAGGCGTTATACTAGCACTCTTGGAACTGAAGATATGCTACGAGTTCACAGGCAAGTAAGTCCGGTTGATAATCTAAAGCTGTAAAAATATCTATAAAAAAGGCCGGATGGGAATGCCGGCCTTAATTAATATCTAGCAGTGGTAGCTGTCTTGCCGGTGTATGTTTTAATACTTTAATTACTTCGTATTCTGTTTTCACACCATTTTGTACTTGCCATTGGGTAGTAAGTAATTCGCAATAGAGAATATCTCCTTTTGAGAAGGAGATTAAATTATTGTCGACTTTACTGAGGAAATTCGCATCATTCATTGTTACATTAAATATTGCATCTCCATCACTGAGACGCCATTTATTATTTTCTTTGAATGCCAAACTAATGATTGAGAAGTTAATCTTTCGTGTTTCTTTCAATATTGGATCATCCAGTAGTTCTGGTATTTCAAACGCATTGATATCTTCTTTAGTCGCTGATTGAAGTAGTTCTTGATTTGTGCGTATATCTATCCGATCAATACCCTGCTCTCGAACAGGTCTTGTCACATCAGACATAGCTCTGCGTACTAAAGCATTTTGATATAAGTTTAATAATTCTAAGGGGACTTCATAACTCTGATTATCTATTGTTAGCCGATAAAGGCCATCGTTAATCTTTTCGATCTTGGGTTTTCGATTATTTAGCCACTTAATTAAAGCAAAAAGACCAAGAATACCTGTACCGGAACCAAAAAGTAAGTTTTTTAATGCTTCTGCACTTGATATTATATCGCCCATAGGTAAACTAGAAGTAATAGGCCCAATAATTTCATAGAGTATATGGAAAGAACCGGGAGCAGTCGCTTTGACATTAACATTTATTTTAGAGGCAGAACCATTCAATACTTGATTTGCAGAATCAAATAGGGAACCAACACCTAGCATACTTACAGCTAATTCCCGAACATCCATTTGCCCATCAGATACTGCGGGTCCACTATAAGTTATATCTAATTGAATAGGCTGTGGTTTGATAGCCATAGTTGCCTTCCAATAAATTATTGTTCAGATTATACAAGCACTGAATTCATCTGTACAGATTCTATTGCCTATTACCCATGAATTATGTCTTTATGGTTTGTCTTATACTAGACTGACTTCAAAATAATTTGCACTACTGAGTATAATTAAATTGAGAGGTAAAATATAAAGAAAGGAGGTATCTATGGCTAAAAATGAAAAAACATCATCCGCATTAGCAACGTTAGCTGCTAAGATCCTCAGTGATCCAAGCGCTTCAGCAGATGCAAAAAGGCTTGCAGGTTCAGTTTTAACCCAAGCTCCTGACAAACCACACCAGAATAAAAAATAGAAAATAAGTTATAACTATTTCACTTAGCACTTAGTCGCTCGTAACGCTAAGTGCTATTATTTTGGCATTCTGTCTTTATATTCGGGGTCTTTACGCAGAACTTTCTCTGCATCTTTAACCCACTTGCGGATGATTTTGGTAGCTTGGAGAGGGTCTTTGGCCGGTATCCAGAAGATTTGCCACCCGCCAGGCAGATAATGTGGTGGCTGGAAACGTTTCATTTCAATATCGTTATTGAACGGGCCGAAGAATTCGTCTGTTTCCATACACCATAGCCAGTAATAATCACGAAGCTGGCCGTATTTAATAAGGTTATAAGCAACTAATGCAATACCTGGTGAGGCTAGGATTAGCACAGCCAACCATGAATCATCATTCCAACCGGGTCCAAAAGTAGGGATTCCAAGCGCCAATACGATAAAGAAGTATCCAATCCAAGTTCTGGTTCGGGTATCCCACTCGAACTTCATTAGAATTCAATTTCCTCTGGATTGATTTCGAGCGCCTTAGAAATCTTACGAATTGTTAATTCGGAGGGTTTTTGCTGTCCTTTTTCTATTTGACTAATATACGCTCGACTTAGGTTAGCTAATTTAGCCAGTTCAGTTTGAGTTATCAGTCTGTCTAGTCTTAGTTCTTTCAACGTTTTCATATATCAATATATTACCAATATTGACGTATTTATACAATAATAAAAATAGTTGACAACTAGTGTGTAAATGTGTAAACTAAGTTAAATAAAGTATAATATGTTTAGGAGTAAAGAATATGGTTACTCGAATAGAAAAAGAAAACCAATGCCCGTACCAAGCCAATGACCCTGTTCGTCCCGAATATATTTCATTTTTATTGCATGAGAAAGGAATATTACAGACACTTAAAAAGGGATTTAACCAAAACCCTCAAGGTTGGTTATCTGCCAATGCCACTAAAGATTATATCGACCAGTTTTACGATGATATTGCTAAGGGCGAAATAAGGGCGGACACAACCATGTCGGAGCTGGATGAATTATCTGCGACATTTCATAATGGATATGAGGTAGCCCAGCATGATATAAGCCAGATTCTTAAAATCCCAGATGATTCTGCCCTTAAGGAAGGGCATGTTTGGTAATAAAAAATGAGGAAGTATAAAAGGCCGAGTAAAGCACTCGGCCTTTTCTTATATCCGGGAATATTTGTGACACTTTGTCACATGCCTATAGACCGCCGGACACTCTTCGGGATATATGGCTTAAACTTAGGCGCCTTAGTCTGGACAAACTTAATTTCAGGATTATCCTTCAAATTTATCTTAGCTGTAGTAACACCCATTTTTTGAGTAAGATTGGTAGGCGGTTTTTTCCCCCGCGTAAAGAATGTTTCCTCAGGAGTACCTTCCAACCGGGTAGCCCCTTCCGGCGGACGGAAAACATATTCATGAGTGCCATTGGCACGTTTTATTATCCAGACTGGGCGTTTATCATCACCGGTGCCCAGTTCCCCCTGTTTCCATGCCACATCGCCACTTTTTAGTCTTGGTTTACGGGTATCACTGTCTTTCTGGCTATCCGTGTGCTCTTTGCCGCCTTTGTAGTTAAAATCTGGCGGTTTAATACGAGATGGTTCAGCTCTAGGCAAGGAATTATCTGGTGGATTAGTGGTAGGAACCCTCGGTGGTGGCACCCTTTCCCCTCTGGATGGAGGTATTCGGCTGCGCAGGCTAACATAATCGCCTCCGCCTGTGCGCAGTTTCCTTTCCAGTGTTTTAGCGGTGATTCTCGTTTTGCTCATATTACCAAAACCAGGCATACGTACCGGTAACTTGCGCAGCTCTTTTTCTATCAGCTTAGCACGGCGGTTTATTTCTTCTTCAAGACGGACTTTCTCCATCGCAGCCACTTTAGCAAGCCTACCAGCTATGACAAGAGCACTGGCTCGCCCATCCCGTCCGGCTGTCATGGCAGCTATACGGGCAGCAGACATAGACCGCTGTTCGGAACGCAGTAACTCCCTTACCTCAGGTATTAAATCAGGTGCTATTTGCCGGGCAGCTTCTAAACGGGCTGCGTTAGACATATTCCGTTCAGAAAGCAGATCTTCCAGTTTATCAGCCAGTTTAGGAGATTTCTCCCGTATCTCAGCCAGTAAAGCTTTTTGAGTATCCGCGTCAGCAGTAAAGACCTTCTCAATCTTGACAGTAAGCTCCGGGTTGGACTTGGCTAAGGCTTCATAATTGATTTTTTTCTGCAGGTTAGGGATAAAGATATCCCGTACTGTATTGTAGATACCACGAGCCTTTAGCTTATACAGATCTGCCAGAGAAGGGGCTTTGGCACCAATACCAAGATCAAGCTCTCCGCCCAGTTTACTTACCATGGCGGTAAAACGATCCTGTTTTTCAAAGTTTGCCAAAGTTCGGTTTAACAGGCTGTAAAGCTGAGTGCTCGGGGCTTCCATAGTGATACCCTCAACCTTTACTGTATTGATGGGGGCATTCAGCTTTTTAAATCCGGCATCAGTTTTCTTCCAGCCTAATTCAGATATATCGGCGATGTTTTTCCATAAGCCATCTTTAAGCTGGGATACGGTATAGTGGGTAGCCACTTTACTTACTTTTACTGCATTTGCAGTATAACGGCGGGCTATGTTGGCAATATCATTAGCCGTTTTCTCCGGGGTAGGAGACTGTATGTCCAAATCTCCGGGTTTTCTACCCCCGGTAAACGTATATTCAGCAGTACTGCCATACAGCACATTATCAGGATGCTGTCGCATATATGCTATAAAATCCTCATCCATTCCCCCAGGGAGTGATTCCACCTTGCCTATTACCTGGGAGAGCGGACGAGGTTTCAGCATATCCGCTTTGCCGGCCAGTGCTCTGGTAATCTCCAAGCTCTTTTCAAACCAGTCTGGCGTAACCATTTGCAGCAGGGGGACGTTGATTTTCTTGCCGTCCGGGCCAACAGTATTCAATACTACCGGTTTACCCTTATCATCCAGTACAGGTATAGCACGGCTGCCAGGAGTCATTAAGGCTTCGTCTTCTATGTACTTGGCATATTGCTTGAATACCGGGAATATTTCTCCTGTAGATTGATTACTTTTAACGTAACTCCACGCCTTGGATGCCATTTCATCCATAGTCCGGGCATCTGAAATTGCATTTGGCAGGCGTGATAATCCTGAATTATAGAATATGGCAAAGGTAGGTGTTTCTTTTATCTGTCCAACTACTACCTTGCCCTCGCCATAGACTTTAGTACCGGGAGGCAGGAAGCCTACAACATTTGGAGTGGCTTTACCTATTATATTCCCATTAAGGTCAACTATTTTCCCGCTGCCGTCTATCGTGCCTATCTTCTTACCGTTTTTATATACCGGCTGGTGAAAGTAAAACTCACCCAGCAACCTATCTCCGGCTACAATAGCGCCGCCAGGCTGAATTTTAACTTCATACCGGGTACCATCAGGCCGTACCAGATAAGCTTTGTTGTTTTCTATAGAGACTGTCCCGAGTTTGGTATTGTTTATAGATATGGCTTTGGAGTTATCGGCAATCTGGCCAATAATATTATTATGGCTATCAACCATTCTGCCGTTTTCACCTATTTGCCCAACCAGAGTCTTATTATTGAAGACATAACCGGGCGTTGCGCCTGTAGCCGTTCTGGAAGTCAGCCCAAGGTTCATATTGGGAGAGAGGAATAAGCCCTCATCTTTGGCCATAACACCTTTAGTAAATGGCTCTCCGAATGGAGTTGAATGTCCCACAGAGTTTTTTAGTACCGTTTGAAATCCGGCATCTGACCATTTAATCGTTCCTATCTCTGTACCATCTACCAGAATAGGAACAGATCCGGAGGCTTTACCTCCATTCCGAAGCATAATAGCTTCGTCCATAGCTTTAGTTGTTTCTACTGAGGCAGGATTGGCCAGTACCTTAGCTATATCCATAGTTTGGCTGCCTGAACCACGCCAAAATGTAGCATTCGGCATTTTTACCTTACTCAGAAGTACTCCTAAAGGGGCAAAAATAGCTTTGGTAGTGGCTATAGGATGCAGAGCAGTTGTAATTGGCGCCACAATAAGTCCGCGTGTAGTCATGAGCGTTTCTTTGGCAATAGCTCGGCCAGCACCGATGCCAGTCTTAGCTAAAGCTGAAACTCCACCTATAAAGGGAATAAATATCGCAATATCAAGCCCTATGCTTAGTAAATTCCATCCGGAAGTAAAATCTTCAGCATCAAATCCTTTTTTACCCTTGTCTTCCCACATTGTGGCAGTTCCAACTATGGGTATCATGGAAAGACCTACATTCTTCAAAAATTCGCCCGGGTCTTTTTTAAAGGCCATGCCAATTTTTTCCATTAAATTGGCATCTTCATAATCAGATACGAACTCGGCATTTTTGAAATCGGTATCTGAAAGCCCAAACCACTTCTGCAGGATGCCTTTTCCCCAGCCGTCAGACACAGCTTGCTGGATATCCACATTTCCAGTATCGTCAACATACTTGAGCAAGTATTTGATATCCACAGAATCGGCCTTCGACAAACCAACGGCCCTTTCAATCACATTATCAGGGATACCAGCTTTATAGGCTGCAAAAATATCAAAAGTCTGGGTCTCTCCTTCTCCACGCATAAATGGTTTTAAGGCAATAGCTTCAGAACTATTTCTAAGATTTTGGAGTGTAATCGTTTTCTGTGCTTCACGCATAGACTGTTTGAGGTTAGCTGAAGTAATATCATAGCCAACAATCTTTTTAAGCTCAGCAAAATACTGATCTGCATCTGCTTTGGGTAGGTACGCCCAATTGAAATTGGGGACGTTAAAAGGAATCTGCTCGTTTGAGGGCAATAAGCCAAGGCTGACCGCCACATCGTCAGGCATGCCGGGAGGTGCATTTTGACCTACGTTATACCCTGCATCCGGCGGCACATAGACCGAATCAACTGGTATCAGCCCGTATTCAATCGCCTTTTTAAACTGGTCTTCAGGGGATAAACTTGAAAACTCTTTAGCATCTAAGAACGCCTTTAAAGCAGTTATATAAGCTAAAGATTGGTCGTTGCCTGCAATGATATTTTTAATCTCTTCAGTATTGTCTATCGGATTACCAAATTCATCTGTCCGGGGTTCTCTTAATCCATTATTCCCCATTACATCCGGCATACGGCTGACGGCTTCCATGATGACATTTGCGGGTGCTCCGATGCTGGCGAGGTAGTTTGTTATATATTCGTGCATTTTGGCGGGATCTGACCAGGCTAAGCCCGCCATAGGCACGGTGTAGACTGTGCCATTGGGGGTAGTAAACGTCCAAGCGGTAGAATTATCTACAGTCACCGAAACATTGTTATCGGTACCGGTGGTATCAGCGCTGTTATCGGTGCCGGCATCAGAATCATTTACCGGTTCACCGATGAACCTCTTCCCGCTCCCAGCTGCTATACTTTCTTCTGTTATGTAAGTGTATTGTTTATCGCCTATTTGAGGTTCTTGTTCCACTACTCCCTTGCTGCTGCCGGCAGCCAGACTCTCTTCTGTTATAGAGGTGTACCTCTTATTGCTGCCAGCTGCTTCACTCTCGACAGTAATAGCTGTGTAATTCGGTTGATGACCAGCCTCTTCACTCTCTATGGTTATAGCTCTGCCGCTAGATCTGAAATTAGAAGAGCTGTCAGATTTGTTTGAAACACTTTCGGTGTCTTTTGTTTTATCTATAATTGCAGCGTACTTATTTGCCGCAACGTCCACAGTATCTTTATTTAATCCTTGGTCGCGTAGGTAATTAGTCACATATTGGATTGTATCGCCTGGGATACCCTTAACTGTAAGGTTATAAATGCTACCGTCCTTATCAGTCAGCGTAAAAATACCATTGTTTACCGTAACGCTGATTTCACCATTAGGTGATCTCACGACGTTATTCGTTTGTTGTAATGCGGCATTAATGGCTACCTGGTTATTTGGTTGTCGAGGCGGTCCATTCCGTAATATATTCCCTGAATTACCCTGTGAAGGAGATCCTAATATAGCCATAATCTAACCTCATTTCTGCTGTCTGGATTGCATACCCTGAAAAGCATAAACTCCAGCGGTAGCAATCAAATACAACCCCAGCATAATTAAAGGCGAATTCATCAGCATGGCATTGCCCGCAATACCTGTATCCAACTGTGCCCAGGCATAAAGTGTTACTGAGAGCCCGGCTAAAATATAAAGCCATGCGTCATGCCTTATAAATGCAGCTGCAACCATGGCCACCATAATCAAGAAATTGACGATAATCCCACCCAGGGATAAAAACCCTGTATTGATAGCGGTGCTCAAAGTTTCACTCATAGAACTGCCAAGTGATCCTCCAAGTGCCGTTCCCAACGCTTCAATAGCATCAGCAATAATTTGGGCAGTTTCAGGCGTCATGTTTAAACTCCTTGCTTCATTTTACGAATTTCCCGGATATCACTCATGGGAACTCCTTGGTCTGATAGACGTTGGTATAACTCCACTTCGCTTTCAGTCATACGCGGAGCTTTCAATCCAACCGGGGGAGTATCCTCAGAAGCATCTCTTATTTGTTCAAATGTCGGTTCAGATTTATTCAAGTCATATACAGTCAGCCGTTTTTTAATCTGGATGCGTTCCTGCCCTTCGAATATATCGATAACATTGTATGAGCGGTAATATGGCCACAGTTCACGCGGTCGCAGTACCATAGAGGTCAGCGGTGACCAAGGCTGGCCAGTGAGGAATCCTTTGCAGTCATAGGTAATAATCGACATATATTCGCCTTGCCTGATATGGTTTTCCTTACCCCATGGTGAAAAATGCAGATCCGAGCATACGGTTAAGAGGTGAGTAAGCCATCTCATGCGGTCATAAAGCCACATCCAGTTCTGCAATGTATAAAAAATGCCCAGGGAAAGCTTACGTCGCTGCATGCCCACATAACCTGTCAGCTGGTTGATAGTGGTCATGTGCCGGGACGAATCGTTAAACTGCTGTATCTCATCAATCCCGACAACTACGTTCTTGAGCTCTCCGGACATTCTGATAAGCTCTTTTATATCTATATCCTGTACCAATGCGCCATGTGGTGAATACAGTTCATAGCCAGGGAAAGACCGGCAAGTGCCACCGAGCGCCATATGGTATTCCATAAACCAAGTCATGGCAGTAGTTTTGCCGGCACCTTCCGGCCCTATAAATCCCCATATAGCAACCATCTATGCAGTAATCCTTCCTATAGCTTTACTTGCGGGGGTGGATTGGCACCATTTTGTCCAGGCTTAGGAGTTTTGAATCGTTCCCCGATAACTGCTGCTACGGCTTGTTCACGGGCAGCGCCGTCAATAGATGCCCAGCCTGAAAGCTTGCGGCGGACATACGCTTGCCCTGCTTTGTCGTCAAACTCTACGCACAAATCGTAGTAGTTAAGGGCGGCATCAAGCTTTTTCTCAGCTGCTTTGTTTTTGTTGTTTGTTATTTGGGTACGCATCCAGAGCTGTTCAACGTCATCTCCGGAGTGCAGTAATTCGCGCACAATGGAAGGCATTTGAGAGACAGTCATCATGCCTTCGAGTTTTTCTCTGGTAAGGCCGCCCGGGGGAGGCGGCGTACTGTCAATGATGCCTTCGGGAGGTATATTTTCGGTAATAGCAGCCGCTTCTGTGGGCATTGTAGCTATATCATTTTTGGATTCTTTTCCGTTATTTCTCATCTTATCCCCCTGTCATTGAACCCCAAACCAGCATTAATGCCACCCCGATTGCCACAAGAAAACCTATTAGCGCGCCTTTTTTGAGCGTGCTCCAGATATCACCGAAAGTTGATACGAATCGCTTAACTGCTGAAGGCCACACAGTAAGTGCCCTGTAGAGTTTTTCAGGCGGTGTTGACATGCCTTTAGGTAAGACCGGGGCTGTATATATAGGTTCTCCTTCGGCTGAATAGTTACGTATAACTACCGGTAGCCACTGGTCATGATAGAGATATCTCTTCCATTTCTGATCTATAACCGAAGATTCAATTGCTTCTACATCCCAGCCTGTCCTACTGTCGATAACCAGGGCACGGGTATAAAGACCGTTGGTTCTGGCTTTTGGGTTTAAAATGGCCATTGTAGCCTCCCTGACGAGAATAAGCCGATAATCATCATCAAAACGAGTGTGGCTCCCCCTCCATAAATCAGGGTCTGAACAATATCGGCTGTACGATCCTTTTTTACTTCCGGGTCAAGCATATAGTGAGCCTGTTTACGCCGTTCCCGTCCTATCTGGTTTACTATTTCCTTCCCGTCTTTCTGAATTTGTGCAGTGTCGCCGGATACAGGGATAGGTACTACATCACGTTCACATACCAGCTCAAAAGGTATCTGAGATTTCCTTTGAGGGAAGCAGCAATCGGAAAGAAGCACCCATCCCTGCATCGTCTTATCATCACGGACGCACACTACGTCTACGGGCAGGAGTAAAGGCAAACACCTGCTGTCTTCTGTTAGAAGAAGTATTCCGTGCTCTCGTTTTTTCTGCCCAAACATAAACATAGGTGCTTAAAGTGAGTTAGCGCAGTCTGCGGCCGGAACTGTGAGCGGAACCGCGAGAGGCTTTAACTTCCTTGACGATAAGGAAGATAACAACCCCGAGGCCGCCGCCCCAGAGCAGGACAGGAGTCCAGCCCAGAACAGTTTCGAACATGGTGTAATCGCCGATATTGGCATCAGTCAGGAGGGTCTGAAGAGCTGTAGTCAATTCAGGGAAGAAAGCAGCCAGGGCTATCACACCAAATATGGCGCCGAAAATATTGATAAATCTACTCACTTTAATTTCACCCCCTTTCTTTGTGTATTTTTGTTGTCAGTAGAAATATGAGTAACCATGGTTAAATCAGGCTCTGCGGGGAATCATAGCCAGGATGACTCCGCCGACAACAGCCAGAGCGGCTATCACCAGAGCTACAGGTGTCCAACTGACGATCGTATCCATCATAGTGAAGTCAGTCAGGGCATCAATTTCGTAATTGACGGTAAGCGTGCGCGACTGGCTCGCAACAAGGCCGGTAACATGCAGAGTATTGGTTGCAGTGGTATAAGTAGCGGCGACCAGCGGGTCAACATCCAGCACATTATCAGAAGTAATGCTGGTTACAGATGTAGTTCTATCCTTATAGGGGTCAATGGTAAGTACCACATCTGCCGCAGTTTCCCCTGCTCCGGTGGTTACAGCTGCAAAACTCTGCGTGGCGGCATCCGTCTGAAGCTCGTGGGTACTGTCTGTGAGATTCGGCATAAAGTTAAAAAGGAGGATCACACCGAAAATAGCTACGATTGCGCCAACAACTTTCAAATTTTCCACCTCCTTTCAGTCAGATTTTGGCTTCTGGGGGCATAATAAACCCAAATAAAAAGCAAATCGCACAACATGTTGTGCGAAATCGCTGAGGATATATAAATAATTTATATAGAGACCAAAATGCCTTTACTTCCCTCGGGAGGTTGATAGACTGAGAACATGGATATAACACAGGAACGGGTAAAACCAATACGACTGACATCGGTCGGTGCAGCAATGATGGAGATAGATTGTTTTAAAGATGATATTGAACTCATCCTTGCTCACTGGAAGAGAAGCACCAGTGCTTTGGCAAAGCCTGCTGGAGTGCACAGAAATACTTTAATAAATTGGAGGCGTGGTCGATGCCTCCCTCGTGACCCATTAGCCTATGTGGTGATAAAGGAATGTGCATCAGATATAAGAAAGTCTTTAGGTCAGCAGCACTTGCAATCTTAATTGCAGTAACTTCCGTTGCCTCAACAGTTAGCCCGGTGTTGGCTGTTGACCCAGCTACTCCAACCACATTTACAATTGATGATGCGCAAGCTGTCCATAACATAATTGAGACAGGGGATAGCTTGATAGCATTTAAATATACTATTGCATACTCATCCGGCCAGCCGACTACACCAGCCAATAAACTCTTTCACTTTCGTCTGATGGATACGGACGGAGTTACTCAGCTGGGAGCAATTGAGCCTTACGCTTACAACAATGCCGGTTACGACATGGGCTATTCTGCATTTTACTTTACGGCTGCTGATGCCCCGGAATGGGAAACTGCTCTGGTACTCAAAATGGTAGGTAATCCTCAGTACTGGGAAACTCCGCCCGAAGTCAATTACACTCTTACTGCATCTGATTACAGCCAGCTGGATACCAAATCAGAAAATCAAACACTGATGGGAAACTGGATTATAGAAGTATGCCGTACTCTAGAAATAAATTGGGGAATCAAACTACTGACCGAGACTGATCAGGGCACAATCTTTAATGAATATGGGTCCGCTTACGGCAAAGGTACTATTCCTGGACTGCAGACGATGTGTCCTAAGATATTTTCAACTCAAAGCCAAGGGTTAGACCTTACAAGAAGAATATGGACGATGAATAAGCTGGATGAATGGATCCACCAGTGGGATGGCACCATGGTAGGGGATGTTTTGCTGGGCTTAGAAAATGTATTTAACAACTCTATCAGCTGGCAGGCTCTTACCAGCTTATTTTGCATTATTCTGGTAATAGTGTGCTTTATCTGGGGTCTGGCCAAGCATGGTGACAACCAAGGCGCTATGATTGCCGGTTCATACATATTAGCCGGCGGTACTGACATGGGCCTCTTTAACGGGGTTCTGCTGGCCATTATCGTTGTTGGGTATGCTGCTTATACCGGGCATATTCTGATGGGCAGGAATGCATAATGAAGAAGTTAATTATAGTCGTGGGCATGTTTATCCTAGCTACTATCATTGGCCCGGGTACGATATTGGCATCTACTATAGCAGATGCTATATATCAGGCTGATATCAGGGCCACCAATGCCAGTTATACGGCTACCCATGTATCCGCGCCTTTTACCTGGTCAACTGATAGCCTGATTGATGGGTACTATATAGATTCTGGATTTACCAACCTTGCCTTACAAAATTCATCCGGGCAGGACATCCCCTTTATGCCAGGGCAAGGATCTGACCCGTGGATTATGTGGATTGAGCAGATAGCCCAGAACTCGGTTTTAAATTACAGCCTTTACACCGGCGGTGAAACTGCTATGGGCGGTAAATTGGCATATTTCCCGGGCATGGCCGGCATGACCGTGGCTGATGCTGCCAGTCTGGAACTGGGGAATAATTTTGAGATTGAGTTATCTGGCTATTTTGAGAGTGGAAATATATGGAATAAGAGCCAGGTATTTGGTGTCCTTAATGATGCTTCGGGATTATCAGTATTCGGTTCGTCCTCAATTACTTATCAATATACATCTGGTACCGGTGTAATCGAGACAGTGCTAACAAATAATTGGGAAGGACAAACGTTTACTGCAACCAGCACAAACTATGTGAGTGGCGTTGATTTATATGGAGCTAAGTATGGTAATCCCACAGGAAATTCTTACATCGCATTGTATGCTACCTCAGCGGGTTTCCCGATTGGTTCCCCACTCGCAGTTACTACGTTTGTTACTTCTACATGGACCAGTTCGTTGGAATTTCGCCATTATGATTTTAATGCTCCTGCAGTATTAACCAATGGAGAAAAGTATGCATTAGTACTGTATGTTGATAATGGGGATTCTAGCAATAATATACGATGGTATAAAGATGACACGTCACCTACATTTGCAGATGGTAATCGTGTATATAGTACCAATGGTGGCTCGTCTTGGACTAATGTCAGCGGTGAGGACTTTGGGTTCAAGATATATACAAATCCTATTATATGTAGCTATAGCCAATTGACTGGCGAACATACTATTAAAGTTACTTTAACTGCTGGGAATTCTTATTTATACGTAGATGGCGTGTTAGCTGATTCAGCTGCTTTTGCGGGGAGCATTACTGACAATGCTAACGCCTGGATTATCGGCGCGAATGGCTCGATGCCATATCTCTACTATGCCAAATTAACGGTGGGCGGGGTATTAAAAGGCTCATGGGCGTGGGAATACGCCACTACTTTCACGGATTTATCTGGTAACGGCAATGATGCTACACCTTCCTTCAGAACAACAACCACAGACGCAGATGTATCTGTAGCGGTTATTGGCTATACGGCCTGTAACCAATCAGCATTTGTTACCAGCGATGACGATGAAGCCGTGGAAATCGTTACAGATGATGATGTAGGGGAAATGCCCTCCGGATGGTATGGTAACTTCCATCCTGAAAACTTACCCGGCGGGCAAAAGATTAGCGATTTTCTTGAAGACTTAGGCTTTCCGTCTGAATTTTTCTGGTTCGCTTTTGTCTACTTGGGGGCTGCTGCCATTACTATGATAGTATCCGGGTTTACACATAAATTATTGCCGATCGCAGCCGGTGGCTTGTGTTGGACGGTATTTTTCTGTGCAACTATCGGAGTATCCTGGTGGATATTATTCCCAGTCGGTGTCATAATCGCTGGCGAACAAGTGAACAGGAAGATGGCGAGTTACTAATGAGACAACAATGGTTAGTCTGGATGGTGTTTATCTACATCGTTGGCCAATTTATGTGCTTAACGTATGAAGGAGTGTGGTTCGGAGATCCTGAACAGTTATTTATGAATGCCTTGCTGGGATTTTCGGTCATGCAATATTCAGATAACGTTATAGGGAATTTGTTTGTGACTATAGTGAATATTGTAGGGGGAACAATCGGGCTTCTGACCTATGCTATACCGAGGCTGTTATTCTGGAATTATTCCTTCCTTGAAGGCACAGCTGGATTGCTCAAGTGGCTGGTTCTATACCCTGTAAGCGCAGGTACAGTCTGGGGGCTATATACTTCTCTCAGGCGCTGAAAAAAGCCATTAGTATTTGACGCCGAGCTTTTATAGATCTAAACCTCAAAGAATATTTCGTGTACTGGCGAGCTGTTAATGCGCAATCATCTTTTACTGTTTCTGCCAGATGTAGCCATAATGCCAGACAGATGGACTGCTGTGAGCAGTGTTCACATCCGCCCAGTTCCTGGCTGCACAAATCCAGTTCTTTACCCAGCTGGCCCAAGGTCATTGCATCTGTGGCAAGGCTGTACTCGTATATTCCTTTCGTCTCAGTAACCATTTCGCCCTCTCAACTGAGTTTTTTCAATTCTAGCGCAAGATTTTCGGTATTCTCATGGTAAAATATATACAAATGAAATAAGGAGGTTTAAAAATGAAGAATAAAGATGATCTAGGTTCTTGTATAGCATATCTTTTATCAATTTTGGCTCTACTTCATGTCTCAGAAATTTCATTATTAGTCTCTATGCCCTTGCTTGTAATGGGCTTTCTATTCTCTGGGAGAATTTTTCAAATAGTTTTACCAAGGGTATGTAATTAATACCCAGCCTCACACTATCAACCTCTGAGGGGTTTACAAAGGAGCTCTTTTGTAAACTCCTCCGGATCTGCCCATTTTCAGCTTTCACAAATTACCTCCGTCAGGGGTGGGGTTTGTAATATGAGGTTCTGGTATGTAGAGCCACATAGGATTTGATAGAGTTTTAATATAATCAGGTATACTTGGGAACTTCTCAGGGTATGAGGTATCTGCATGTAGTTCTCCATCACAAAAAAGTATGTGTATCGGGTAGAGAGGGAATATCAATGGGTTTCCCCGAACATACAGGGAAAATACCCACCACCAGCCCTCTTTATCTGGCTTATCCTGCCACTTTGGTTGGTTCTCGTAGAGTTCAAGAGCCTTGTTAAAAGTTGGTAGTTTACAGTAATTCTTAGCGTTTTGAAAACTTAGTTTGTGATGTTTAACAAAATCAATTTCGTCTTCCCATCCTAAATTGCATTTGTTGAGTTCATAAACTTCTTCGGCTATCTGCTCTATCAGCTCTTTACTTGGTTCGTACTGCATTAATTTTCTCCTTCCGCACGAAGGGTGTCTTTTTCACCTTCCCATGCTTCTTCTGGAGTGTCACCATCTTTATAATTATCATCATACGCACCATAGATGACGCACTCCACTTCACTTACGACAATGGCATCATTTTCCCCCTTGCCAACATCTTTATCGTTGACGATTGTTTTGATAAGTTCCAGTTTCCAGCTTTCAAGTGTTTGTGTAGACATCTTATTTAATCTCCTTTAGTAGTTCTGGATTGTCATGCATGTTGCCGATAACTTCTAATACCTGAGCATATGTACAACCAAGTGGTTTAAGTGTTTCTCTGTTAGGTTGAGCATTGAATTTCCATCCGCTGTATTGTATTACCCACAGGTTTTTTATCTTTTTGATTTGTTCCTCTGGTTTTCTGGCAATGGTTGCAATATCCCCTTCGTATATCTCTGTTCCATTCTTATCCTTGAGACCTGTATACTGACCTACTGTTGATTCATCAACAAATTCACTTACTCCATATTTATTGTCAATAAAATGATTTATATGGTCTATGCACTTATTGCAATTTTTGTATATCGTACATTGCCTATAAAAACCATAGACCCATTCACCTGTATCAACCCGTTTACCTCTGAATTTAATCTCTCTGGTCATTACTCCACTCCTAGTATCTTATTTATGGTCTGCTGGTCTTGAGATAACTGTGATGGTATAACGTATTGAGTATCCAATGGCATTTCCTTTTGGTTACGGCTTAGCCACGTTAGTATCCTTACTGTATGAAACCCACCAGGTAGCAACAGCCATATTTTTTCTCTTTTGAAACCTTTAATCATAGGTGCACATTGGTCTAACCAGATAACATTTTCTGCGTGCTGACGTAGCCAGCCAATCAAGGGCCTGCGTTTTTGTACACAAGATGAAACCGCTCCCTTTATCCCATATCCATTTAGCTTTGCGTCAGTGCGTGTAATTTGATAAGGGGGGTCAAGTACAACCCAATCCCAGTTTCGTGTATCCTGTGCGATGAATTCCTCAACAGTACAGTGTATCGTAGCGTTTGGATGCTCAATATCTACTCTTACACTTCCAATCATGCTAGTACCGGAGAACAGGTGTAGGGTGTTACCGCTAACGAGGGACTTGATTATGCTTATAACCACAGGAGTAAAAGCCCCCGGATAACCGGAGTTATTAAAACCCATTCCACAGGCCTCTATTTTAAATCCTTTGGCTGTCATGCCGTCACCTCTCCCCGGTGATACTCCACTATGGGAGTGGTATAACTGATATATAGCGGATGTTTAGGTTGCCCATCTTTATTAATACCGAGACATACCGGATTAGAAAGCATAGAATAGACAGCTTCATCCCTGTATTTAACTGGCTTAAATGAACCCCATCCGCATAGTTGACACTTAGTTAGGCTGACCATCCTCATAATGAAGTAGTCATTCATCTCGCCTATAGCGTCCGGATTATTTAAAAGAATCTGAGGATTAGCTGAAACTAAACCAAATAGATTGACTATGATAAAACCGCCAAATACTGAGTAAAACTTATTAACCCTGGCGGATAATCTGGTCACAGTAGGATCATTCATCGTTTCGTTTGCTGTACTCGGGTTTAGACAGACAACCCCTAACATTGGTAAATTCGGGTTATGTACTCTCCATAAAACATAACGATATCGCCGGTCATCAGTAAAAATAGCCCCTGCGGGTATCTGCAAGTTAATGGTGTGCATTAATTCTGTCATGCCGTTACCTCTTCTTTTTCCAGCTCCATATCCACCAGCTGGGGGATGGTCAGACCTTGAGCCTGGCACTCTCTTTGCAGCCGGATCTGGACAAACCCCGGGGTCACTTTTTTACCAACCCACTTGCTGATAATCTCGGCCGCTGCGGAAAACTTCCTACCGCCTAGCTGATAGGCTTTACAAACTTTTGTGATGCCAATATCTATGCGGGGCTTGCCGATTGGATTACCCGACTTAGTGCCGCACTTTTTTGCATGTAACATCCCCGCCATTGACCGCTCTCGGATGATGTCTCTTTCAAACTGGGCAAACCCTGCATAGATGGTAAAGATAAGGTCTCCGGCCGGACCGGCGACATTGAGCTCCGGCTGGGTCATAAAAACCATATCGATACCATAACCCCGTAAAATCTTTACGGTCCGCCAGGCCATCTCTATATCCCTGAAAGCCCGATCCATTTTCCAGACCACCAGGGCTTTATACTTTCGCTTGGCAGCGTCTTCCATGGACCGTGCCCAGGCCTTTCGGTGGACGAAGTCACTGGCAGAAGCCAGATCTATATACTCTTCAGATATTTCCCAGTCCTGCCGCCGGCAATATTCACGGAGCTCGGCCATCTGGACTTCCGGGTTCTGGTTCTTATCAACAGTGCTTACCCTGGCATATAACGCTACTTTCATATCGTTATCCCTTAATACCCTGTAGTAATTTGAAGGTGAAATAGAAATACCAAAATAGGAAACAATACCATAAGCAAGGAGGGGTTAATGCAGTTAAAAATATCAGCTTGGGATTAAAGATTGATTCGGCCGCCGTAAATTTAGTAACGATGTCAGGGAAAAATATAATAAAAGTAATAAAAACACATTGCAGGCTAATGAATTTAGAAATGAAAAACGTCTCCTTCCAAATTCTCAGCCATAACTTTTTCTGTGATTCTTTATCCATATTCATGTCAGCCAACTCCTATTTTCTTGGAAACACGGAAACAATGAGTTAAAGACAAAGCTAAGTTACGTTGTATCCAAAATGTTTCCATTTTATTATTGTTAAGTAGTTTATTTATTCGTAATTCAATCGTGTTACCAAAATGTTTCCAGCCAACATTATGTCTGTTTCCAATGTTTCCAAAATTTGGGGCTTGTTTCCAGGTCTTGGAAACAACGTGAGCCACGATTGGAAAAAGTGGTTTGTTTCCATGTTTCCAAAATTTTGATATACCCCCCGCCGGTAAAAAATATTTACACATTTTCCATACCATCCAGCGGCAGGGATGTTGTTTCTGCCAACCCGATAGCCTCATTTTTCACCTTAACTACCCTGAATGACTTCGGGATAGCTGTAACTCTGGCCATAACCGTAGGCCTGCCGTCATTTGAGGCCTCGGTAAATCCCATGCGGTTTAAATCCCGCCATGTTTCCAGCTCGTTGATGGTATAGGGATTGTTGGACTTAGCGCAGTGCTGGACTATTACCTGGTAAGTGGCAGCCGGATCCAGCAGGGTATGCCCGTTCATGTAGTCTCGCCAGCCGATGGCAGTTTTACCTGAGGGGAGTTCAGTCAGGGCAGCATCGTTTTTATTGCGTAGTACTGCCGTACCGATACGCAGTGATGCCTGGATAGCCTCAATAGCCCTCTGGCCCGGGCGCTGCTCTTCAACCATTTCGCCCTGCTCCTTGGCCATGTCCATGAAATACCGCCGGCCCTCATTCATGAATAAATCGTATTCATCCGCCTTAAGCTCGCCGGTAGATTTGGCAAACTCTAAAGCAGTAGTCAGCGCAATCAACAGGATGGCTACTACATCCGGCAGGCGGGAATGTATTTTGCAGTCGCTTAATTCATTGGTAATCTCTGCCCGCAGCCGGGTAAATTGCTGCCGGAGTTCACATTTGCGCTCAAGCCAGTTCGGTTGTAGCCAGGCGATATAGTTGGCCATGGCCTGGCGGTATAGATGGCGGTCCTTAGTCTGAGCCTCGGTCATTAAGCCCAGGTCAACCATTTCTTTTTCCAGCCGGACACTGATAATACGGGCAGTATGAGAATGGCCGGAGGGTGTATGCTCTCCGGATGTAACAAGCATGCCGCGGGGATAATAACTCAGGCGTGAGGTTGTATCTGAGCGCATCCGGCCGCGCCCCTGATGGTTGCCCTGGGCACGGATGATATGTTCAGCCTTGGCTTCCAACTCTCGTTTTTTATTATTATCCTGACCGGGTGCCCAGTCATCTATAACCAACGGCAGGTCCTTGGCGGTGAATAACAACTTTTCCAGCTGGTTACCGGTATCCCGCCAAGACGCCGGCAGATGGTTATTATCAAAATCCCCGAAGTGGCAGAGTGCCAAGGCAGACAGTGTTGACTTATAACTGCCGGATACGGCTACCAGCCACAGGGTAAAAGCCGGTTCAAGAGCTTCGGCTAGCGGGGATAGATACATCGTTGTCCAGAGCGGCAGGGTAACGGATAGGTCGGCAATGTAGAGAAAGTTCAGGCTGGCCCTGATAGATTCTTTTAACTTCTCTGGATCTGGTGTGCCCAGGAAGTAGCGCTGGAGCTGGGGTTCAAGGTCTACATCCACACCGTCACAGCCGATAGCCCCGCCCTGGGAGAGGAATATATCCTGCCCGTTGATATGGCGCCAGCCGGTATGAGTGTAGATATGGCGGGCTTGGGCATTTTGGGAGAGCAGCTGCATAGCCTCTCTCAGGCAGTCTTTAACGCTCTGGCCGGCGCCTATGATAGCCCTCATACCCCACTCAGATACTACCCAGTTTAACCCGGGGAAGGAAGAAGCTGATACCTCAATAGCGGGCAGATTATTACCGGCGTAATCATGGCCAAGTATCCGGAAAAACTTGGATACTTCTACCCCGTTGTCCCTGGTTATTTCCTCTGTTACCCTGGCTGTAAAATTACACAGGGGGAGAGTTAAAGACCCGTCTCTGCCGCCTTTTATTTGGCAGACCCGGCCGTTTTCCACACAATACCGCTCTCCGGATATTTCACGGAGCGAGTCCTGAATTAGCGGCGGTACATAGACCGGCGCCTCGGCTACCAGTTTTTCCAGCTGGGGGGCAGTTCCGCCGGCATTCAGCCAGTCAGTAAAGTCTTTAACCCCGGTATAGCCGTCCTCGGTCTTTTGGAATTCCCCCGGCATCTCGATAATCTTGACCGGTACGCCTCTGTTATGGACAGATAGGGCAACCTCGGACGCATGTTTACGTCCAGGTTCGTCTTTATCGGAGATTATGATTACCTGGGGCGCACCTTTTAATTCGTCAGAGTACCTGTCTTCCCATTTACCGGCGCCACAATCATTACACGTTGCGACCAAGTTTAAGCCGCGTACGTTATCAACGTCCCGTTCACCTTCAGCAATGTAGACTGATTTACCTTCGGCTATCCCGCGTACCAGATCAGGCAGCCGGTATAAAATATGGTCTATCCCATCCATATTGTTGATATATCCGCCCTTGCCGTCCGGATGTCTAAATCTGAAAGTTTTTGGTTGGTAGCGTACATGCTCGTAGCATAAAGACCCGTCTTTTTTCTCATAAGGGTACGCTATAACTATCTTGCCCAGCGGTGAATTTTTCTTGGATTGCTTCGAAGGTGCTTTAACCTCATGGGGTTGTTCATCTGGTGGCATATCTAAAGCGGCTACTATCTGTTCATAACTACATCCTGCGAAACACTTCAGGAGTACTTTGCCATCCTTTTCACTGACGGACAGAGACGGGTTTTTATCGGCATGGGCAGGGCAGCAGGCCATCCAACCGGAGCCATTCTTTTTAACGCCTTGTAGTTTGGCCAGTATATCGTCTATCGTATATTTACGTGTTGCTGTTGTCATAATGGACCTCGATTACTATTTATTCAGGACAGGGAAGCGGGAGGGAGAGAATCCCCCGATGACCACATAGTCAACGGATTGAATGGCTCTGAGGGTTAATAGCGAAGGAATATAGGTCGTCAGCGGTTCAAACGATATCCATTTATGTTTTGCCTGGGCTACCTTTAAAAAGTTGATTAAGGCGAAGCAATCGGGAAATGATTTCCCGCCCGTCATGGATATACCCACATAAGCATTGTCCGGGAATACACCCCATTTGCTCAGATTCCAAGGGCATTTTGTCAGGAAATAGAATTGCTGTTCAGGATTAGCCCGGACAATGGAAAATACCGAATCACGTAATGAGCATTCGACTAAACCTGAATCATCAATCGGCAGCCATTTTTTTTCAAATGGGTTGATATCATCTGCGAATAGGTCTCCGGTGAAACAAACGCCTATTCTGGCTCCCGGAGTTTTTACTGTAAATGGTTCATACAGCCGATTAGTATGTACAGTGGGTTCAAAACTACGGCCGAAGCGTTTGGCCATAGCCTTAGCCCAGCACTCAAACTCTGAACCGCCGCCGCCGCAAATTCTCGGATCCTTCCAGTTATTACAGCCGGTAACAAAGTTCCAGCAGTAGTCTAGATATTCAATCTTAGTGCGATTCATTTTGCTGCCTTTACTTCTGGTAAAGCAGGAGATGGGATTAGCTTCCAATAGTAGCCCTCAGGATCGGGAGAAATGAATGATGACAGCGGAACATCTCCACGATTACCAATAAACGAAAGTCTCATAGAGTTTTGAGTATCGCCGGAAATTTTTACGATAAATAAGACAACTTTATATTCTGGACGATAGCAGCACCAGTAAAGGCCTTCGGCCTCGGGTAACTTTTTTGACCAGGCTGCTAATTGGGAAATGTCATCCAAATGTTTTTCTACTGCTTCTTGTTCGCATATTTTCATTTCCTTGTCCATGATTTCTTGAGCTTTATCGATGACATACTGAGGATCTGTGTCCGGTTTGCTGGCAGCCCCTCCGCTGAAGTGATAAATCAGTTTGCTGTATGCATCCATAAGCCAGGAATAATCGGCGAGTTCATTCTTAACTGCTTCTATATCTAAGCTACCGTCTGGTTTGCATACTAAGTCTTTCCAGAAATCCCAATTATTTTCTTGTTTGATCATTTCCCCACCTCCACACAGCAGGCATGCAGTACGTCACCAATTGGCTCGGTTACCAGATCATGTATAATCCGGTAGCGCATAAACCCTACTTCCCCGCACTGTACCAGGCAGCCGCATGCCGGACATTTGTAGTTGTGGTCAGCCTTTACCGGGCAGTACATATAATTCCCCTGGCGATAACGCCGCTGGGACAATTCAATAGATTTAGTCGCTGTGACCATTGCGTTCGGCCTCCTGTCTGTGAGATTCGTTGCGCAGCTTAAGAGCGGTTTCGCGGGCTACATATTCTCCGGCCTCAGTAGGCGGGCAGGTGATAATCTGATATTCAGGCCAGTTACCCTTAAGCCCCGGTATCAGCTTTGAACGGAAACAGACAGCAAAGCAGTCTTCCATACGCCGTACAAACCATGTGCCCGGGCTAGGATCTGTTTTGGGAGTATCGCCGGCAGTCCATTCCCAGCCCGGAGTAGGGGCAGGACGGCCTTGTTCAGTCTCGGTACGTATTTCAGCTAAGATAACCATTCCACTAGTCATTTCCGCGCTTACTCCTCTTAATGTATAAAATCACTCCACATAGCACTACCAATAACACCAAAAATATTACGGTTATGAGTATTAGCAGAGAGATAAACATTTTGGCGCTCATCGCAGTTCCTTCTCTTTGGATTTACCGCCAATTGCCTGTATCCGGTTAAAACCATCGACAACCTTATCAACATAATCCCGCTGACCGGTATGAGAGCGCATTTTGTGGGTTGACTGGCGAGTGAGGTCACCCTTTTTCTTATTGGATTTATAAACCTCTTCTCTACGCCCTTGCCGGTTCTGGTGTGCTGCGCCGGCGGCAGGTTCATTCTTATCGTCAGTCTTCTCGGCATTTTTATCAGTGTTAAAGGATTTCATTCGTCAGTCTCCTGTTCTATCTTATTAAGCACGTGAGTTACATATAAAAATAGGAGTGCCATAATCAAAAAGGCGATGCCCGTTAATGACCCCTCGCTAAACGACCACACTGCGAGGAGAAGATACTCGCCGCCGAGGAACGCGAAAGCATTGGACATTAGAAATCTGAACTTCATGCCTGCACCATCTCCATTTTTTTAGCGGCCATAGTCAGCGTTACCCATGACCCGTAGCCGCCAGAGCACCATTGGCGTACCCAGCAGTTCTCAGCCGTCCAGCCGAACTTAGGGTTTTTTACAGGGAATTCGAGGGCGGCTTTGCGCATGGCATCGGCCGGACTATCAGCTGACCCAGACCACCATTGACCGGTGTGTTCATTCCTGATACGATAAGTTACTTGTTGAGGCATTGCCTCGTACTCCTTTCTGCGTACAGCCTCTTAAGACCTTTAAGGGATTTGTCTTCTCCATGCCAAACTCCTTCATTTGATACTAACGAGGCTGTACGCCCTTGTTTGCTGTTTTGGTATTTAGGTCTACCACCCAGACGACCTATTGCCCGATAGTATTCCGGTCCGTATTTTTGTAAGGTGGAATTACCGCAGGCTGTCTTACTCATTGGTATTGTCTTTCTTAAGATAATCGATGACAGCGATTTCAAGATCAGGGAACGTTTGTACTGTGGCCCTTAACAATGTGATGCCGATTGGACGGCGACCTATGCTTGTTTGTGACCATAGAGGACGAGAGACGGTAACAGAGCTATGGTTATTAAGGAAATCGACGAATTTATTGTCACTTAGCTTTAACTCGGACTGTTTTTTGGTAAGTAGTTTTAGCAAGTTATTCATAGGTACAAATGTACCACTTGGCACAAAACGGGTCAATCGGAAAAGGAAGCAAATGCACCAAGTGGTACAAAATGAACCGCCTGATTGAGCTTACTATCTTGCTTAATCTCTCTATTTTGCGTAATATCAGGTATAATAGTATCTGGTAAAGATAGGTGATTTATGAATAATTTGCCTCAAAAGATACGGAGCTTAAGGATCGCTAAGGGATGGTCTCAGCAACAACTTGCTGATAAGATTGGTGTTCCTAGGACTAATATTAGTCAATTAGAGCAAGGCCGGAGGCCAAATCCCAGTGCTGAGAAGCTAGTAAAATTCGCAAGTGTCTTAGACGTAAATATTAATGAATTTTATGAAGCGATGGGAATACGTAATAATACTGCTCAGGTACCAGAACGTCGGCTTGAAAGTCCTGAAGAAATACTTGAACGATTAAGATTGGCTACTCCAATGAGTATCCCTGTGTATTCTGAATTTAGAGCGCATGCAGGTGATACGGGATTTGCACCAGTTGAATACATTTATCGAACACGTGTACGTGAAGCTCCGCGCCATAATATAGAATCGTATATAGTTAAGGGTAAATGTATGGAACCCAAGATTGAAAATGGTGACATTGTAATTGTGGATAGAGATATGGTTCCTGAGCGTGGAGATATTGTCCTATGCCTTATTGACGATGAACTCAGAGTAGCAAAAATCATTGAACATAATGGAGAATATATCCTTAAGAATGGTGATGGTACTCATTCTGTAAAAGAATGCCAGGCAATAGCTGTAATAATTGAAGTAACCAAGAGGTTAAAACATTAAGGAGGCGGCTAACAGGAGAGTTACTGGTTTTAGCCGTTGGAGCTGATAAGACTGAGGTCCTTGGTTCGAGACCAAGATGGCCCACCATAAAGCCTTCATAAAATCTCTTCGGGAAAGTGTTGAATGAAAATTAATAAATGCAGCGAAGCCCTAAGATTAATGTTAATCTTAGGGCTTTTCCATTTGTATCAAATAGTAGTGTTGTGAAAAAATGCTAAATATCTTGTTTATTTACTCTTTAAATATGGTTTTAGTTACAGATAAGCATTTAATCGTTCTAGATAATGGGCAGATGTCTTGTGTGTACTGCACATTATTAATTGCCTGTTTTGGATATTCATGATGGGTTAGATGAATTTATTTAAGAAGGTTTATTCTTAGATTTAAAGTTTAACAAACCCATTGCGCCTGCGAAACAATATATTGCCAGAACTATAAAAACAGAGCTAATGGAAGAAATCACGCCTGAAAGAACTGTACAAATAATACCCGATACTATCCATAAAACCCAGTGTGATCTTTTCAATGGGTACTCCTTAATGACTATTAGGAATTAATGTACACTTATATGTACAAACAGTCAATATGAGGCCAAGATATCTTATTATTAATTTATTTGAGATACTTTACTCAGCTGTAATGTGTTATTTGGCATGTGTTTTGTATTGAGGCTTTGACTTGCGGCTTCTATAAGAGAGGGGTCATTGGCAAGGTTAAGGCATTTGTTGAAATTTTCCTTAGCTTTATTCGTTTTATTTTTGCCAACAGACAGTGACCCAGATTGAAATATACTCTGGAGTCATTTGGGTTCAACTTGATGGCATAGTTACAGTCCGAGATAGCTTTTGAATACTCTTTCAGGGCGAAATAGGCAAAGCCACGGTTAGTGTAAGCCAAACTGAAGCCTGTGGCATAAGATATGGCTTTGGTATAAAAATTAATGGCTATTCCGAAATTTCCCTGACAGGCTTTATCATTGCCCTGGTTATAAAAATTGACCGCTTCAGACGGATAATTATCCGCCAGGGTAGGGCTGGTTTTTTCCGATATCACCGTCACAGTTTCAATAGGTTCGGTGGTTTTTGTGTTTTTGAGGATAGTCAGTCTGTGGGATACGTTGCCAGCAGGAGCATGTTTTTTTCTTCTGTTTGATGCAGAGCTTCTGAAATTAAGCTGTCAGCCTGTTTTTTAGTCTGCTGATAGCTTTCTGGAGAATAATATCAGCTTCCAAGCGGGCATCTGAAATTGCTTTTGCAGCGTTATTTTCAGAGCATTTCAAAGCTTCATCTACTACAATTTTCACTGTGGCTTCCAATTCCTGTTGGACTTCATCTGTCAAAGTGTTAATACTATGGCGGGATTGGTCACGCAAACGGGAAACAAACTTGACGCTTTCAAGCTCTCTTTTGCGGGATATTTTTCGGCGTGCCTGCTTCAATAAATGCTCTGATTTAATACTGGCTTTTTCAACAACATTTCGGGATTCTTCTTTTATTTTGGCTTTTATTGTTGCTCGAAGTTTAGATGTTTCAGCCAGGCTTTCTCTTTTCGGCAGCTTTGAGCATCTTTCTGATAATCTGCTGGGCTTCATGCCGTGCCTGATTAAGTGATGAGTGCAGTTCGCATTCCATCTGATATTGAAGTTTTAATATTGCCTCTGACTGAATACTTTCAGGATCAAAGGTATTTCCCATAGTGTGCTGTTGTTCATTCGGAATATTTTCTGATTGCGTGGCAATACGAGTAATCTGGTTAGGTGAGGTAAACTGGCATACTGGTTTAATCGGCAGTACGGGTAAAACGGAATTGTCTTCAGGCAGAAGCAAAGGTTGACTGCTATTTACCGGATTTATTGGCTGGGTAATTGCGTTGGGAAAACCACAAAAAGGGCAAACCGGGCTGTTGAACTTGCGGCCGCAACCGGGGCATCCCTCAGATTCCATCAGTGATAACAGATATTTTTGTTTTATAGTATTCTGATTTATCAT